ACGGGAAAAGAGCCATCGGATGACCAGCAATGAAAGCCCAACTCCCCGCCTACTGCTGGTGCCTGCTGGCACTGGCACAACTGATTTGCTGAGGTGATTCCATGCAGCAGAAGCCGAGTGATTTTGTAAAAGTTATCCATGTCTGCGATCGATGCCGAAAAAATGGAATTGCGTGTCTTACGCCGCAGGATCGTTGCCACTTCAAGAAAGGCAAGAAGCCATGACCACCAACCAAACGATTGACGGCGTGCCGCTTCTGCCGTGTCCGTTCTGTGGCGAACTTCCGGTTATAACGAAGCACTTCAAGCATGAGATGTACAGTTTCATGCACCGCTGCCCTGTGATTGGGCCTATTAGCAAAGACTTTCGTGAGACTGCGCAAGGACACGTCGACATGTGGAACACGCGAGCCGAGCAGCCCGCGCCGGTAGCGGTTGTGATGCCTGAGCGCCGCGAGATTGGCCATAACTATCCGTATCTGAGCGACCTGGATATTGAGTGGAACGCCTGCCTCGACGAGCTGAAACGCCTCAACCCCTCTCTGTAACCCCTCCCCCTTCAAAGTCAGCCGCTATAGCGGCAAGGACAGGTATCGCCCAATGGAAATTACAGAAGGCGCCGCCGAGTGGCGCCCAGTGATCGGCTACGAAGGCCGATATGAAGTCTCCGATGAGGGCGTGATTAGCTCTCTCAGCAATTACCGGTCTAGCAGCGGCGGCCCATTGGCACCGTGGGCGAACAGTAAGGGTTATCAGTACGTGACGCTGCGGGATGCGGCTGGAGGGAAACGCGCTCAAGCAGTTCACCGCATAGTGCTGGAAGCGTTCGTCGAGCTCAGGCCGAGTGGAAAGCAGGTCGCGCATGGCGATGGTAATCCAGCAAACAATCGCGTCGGCAACCTTCGCTGGGCAACTTCAAAAGAAAACATCGCTGACCGGACAAGGCACGGGCGAACTGCGCAAGGCGAAGCAAACGCCGCTTCCAAGCTAGACCGGCACGCCGTCAAAACCATAAAGCGCATGAAAGATTGCGGTTTCTCGGCATACGAGACCGCTCGCCTAGCCTGCGTGAACCCATCAACTATCGACAGAATTTGGGCAGGTGAAACATGGAAGCATGTGTAAAAGAGCGGCCAATACTTTTTTCAGGGCCAATGATCAGAGCTTTGCTAGAAGGCCGGAAGACGGTCACGCGCAGGGCCTTGAATGCCCAGGCGCTGAAGAACATCGGCTATGGTGTTCAGCTCGGCGAGTGCCACGAACTGCCGACGGAAGGACCATTGCACCCGAACAGCGTTGATTACTACAACGACTTCTGCCCGTTCGGACAGCCCGGCGACCGGCTGTGGGTGCGCGAAACATGGGGCTTGCAGGTTCGCAACTACGGTGGCGGCACCGGCGAGCATATTGTTTACCGTGCCACCAACCCTGACGCCATTTACTGCAAGTCCGCAGAAGGCCGGGAATATCCAGTGAAGTGGAAGCCGAGCATCCACATGCACAGGCGCTCCAGCCGCATACTGCTGGAGATCACCGGAGTACGCGTCGAGCGGTTGCAGGACATCACCGAGGAGCAAGCCAAGGCCGAGGGCGTGCGGCTCTACACCGATCATGCCGAACTGGGTGATTGGTGGCACGTCGAGGGGATCGAGACCTACAGCGCTGATCCTCGAAAGTCTTTCGAGCTGCTCTGGAACTTTGTCGGCGGCGACTGGGACGCAAACCCGTGGGTCTGGTGCGTTGAATTTCGCCGGGTGACGCCATGATCGCCACCCTCTGGTTCGCCTACGTCTTCATCTACGAGCGACTGGGCAAGGATGTGACCAGCGGACCAAGGCGTTGAGTTACTAGCCCAGAGGAAGGGAGTTGTTTAACTCTCAGCTAACTACTTCGGTCCACTGATTCACTGCCCACTGCTTGAAGAGCGCGCTCCAATGACTTGATAGAGCGCCAGTCGGATAAGCACTTCAACAACACATATCTGAAATACAAGCGCGACACATCATTTCTAGCACACCTCTGGATCTAGTCCAGGGTCGATTTCAAATAAATCCTCCCTTCAAAAGAAGCCGCTATAGCGGCGATAAACCAATTCCCCTACATGCCTGCCGGTGAACGGCGGGCGAGGTATTCCTGCATGTTCGAAATTATAAAAGCTTGGTGGGCCCGCAATGTTTTTCGGGCGAATCCATGGCACGACAAGTTCGTGCTGCTGAACTTCATTGATCTGTACTACAAAGGCCAGCGCGACAGCGTCTTGGGCATCACGCTGAACTCCGGCGACCAGGGCGACTACCCGGGCAACAAGCTGGTACTCCAGATTTGGAAGTACTCAGCCTGGATCAAGATCCCCAACATCATCAAGCCGTGGGCCGAGCAGCACACCTTCACCAGCCTGAGCCCTGAAGCGGAAGCCAAGCGAATTGCAGAGCATGGGCACCTTCATTACTACGAATTCCACTCTCGCCAGTTCGGCTTCCGCCTAACCACCCATGGGATTCATACCAACTTCGGCCCGAGCACGTGGGATTCCAGGACCACAAAGTCTCGATATCACTCGTTCCCATGGCGTGAGTTCGATCTGACACTCCATGCCATCTGCGACGCGGCGGGCATTGAGCATATTGAAAAGGGACAGGGTGTCAGCCCCGACTACAAGGAAAGGTCAGCGATCAAGGACACCATGCCGCGCTACGTCTTCCTGCTTCAGGACTACGACGGCGAGGAAATACGGGCCTATTGCTACATGGAGAAGCGCGTATACCGCGTTGGCACTGGCTGGGTGAAGAAGTATTTCGGCGCGCTGCGACCCATTCGAACGTTCGTCCAGCTTGAAATCTCGTTCGATGGCGAGACAGGACCCGAGAAAGGTTCGTGGAAAGGCGGAACGATCGGCACAGGTAGCCGGGCAGAGAAAGGCGATAAGCACGACGCCCAGTTCCTGATCGAGAAATATTGCGCCGGAACGCATCGCGCCAAAGGTTCCCAATACCAGATGACCCTGGTACGCCGTGAGCCCGATGCTCCCTACACCAACGAGACGTACCGGAAGGCTTCTGCCGAGCGTCGCGGCGAAACTTACGCACCACTCGCATAACCCATCACCACCTTCTGCCGCCCAGCGCGGCATGGAGCACTTATGTCTGCAGAACTGGCGCAGGCGCCCTCCCGGCCCCGGCGCGAAAGCATCCTCCCTCGCTTCATTCGTGCCGGCGCTGCCCCCATCTACCTGGGCATGTGCCGCGCCGAATTCGATAAAACCGTGCGCCCCTTTGTCAGCGAGTTCCCCATCGGTGAGCGCGGTGTCGGCTTCGACCGGCAGGAGCTGGACGATTGGGCAACGGCGTACGTCGAGGCCAAAGCAATTGATAAAAAACGCGCCCCGGAGCAACAATTGCCCCGCAGCGAGCGCCTGAAAGGAGATAAATCATGGCGCGAAAATCGATCACAGGCCTCTCCCAAAGGAAAGGTATCTGGCATATCGACAAGAAAATCAACGGAGAACGACTTTACGAAAGCACTGGAACTGGTGACCGGGAAGAAGCGGAGCGCTACCTGATCTTCAGGCTGGAGCAGATCCGGCAACAGAAGGTGTATGGAGTAAAGAAGGTAAGGATCTGGCGGGAGGCGGCGACTCGCTTCCTGTTGGAGTTCAAAGACCAGCCATCAATCAAGCTATCTGCCCACCACCTTTCGCAGCTGGACCCATTCATTGGCGACATGCCGCTAACCCACATTGATGACCAGGCCCTGGTGCCATTCATCAAAGACCGGCTGGCGACGAAGACGCTAGATGGGGGGAAGGTAAAGAAAGGTGTCAGCAACAGAACGGTGAACATCTCGATCGAGCGTGTGGTTCGGGTTTTATCGTTGTGTGCCAGGAAGTGGCGAGACGATGAGCGCAGGCCTTGGCTTGATAGCGTGCCGATGCTCACGAAGCTGGAAGAGAAGAAGTCGAGCCGCAAGCCGTATCCGATGTCATGGCCGGAGCAGTCGATTCTTTTTGGGGAGTTGCCGGCGCACTTGCAAACGATGGCGCTGTTCAAGGTGAACACCGGCACGCGAGAGCAGGAGGTCTGCAAGCTAAGGTGGGATTGGGAGATCGCGGTACCAGAACTGGGCACCAGCGTATTTCTGATACCGGCCGATTTTGGGGGGCGGCATGAGCGCTCAGGCGTGAAGAACGGTGACGAGCGGCTGGTGGTGCTGAACAGCGTGGCCAGGTCGATCATCGAGAAGCAGCGCGGCATCAGTAAGGAATGGGTTTTCCCTTACAACGGCACCGCGATGCACCGCATGAACGACTCGGCTTGGAAGAAGGCGCGGGTGAGAGCGGCGAAACTCTGGCAGGAGGAAAACCTTCGCCCCGCTCACCCAGGATATGCATCCATAAGGATCCATGACCTTAAACATACGTTTGGCCGGCGGCTACGCGCAGCAGGCGTAACCGAGGAAGACCGCAAGGCCCTTTTGGGGCACAAGAACGGCAGCATCACCAGTCACTACTCGGGCGCTGAGCTCGGGCATCTAATTGAAGCTGCGAACATGGTATCAGCAACCGATTCTCGCGGACCGGTCCTGACAATTTTGAAGAGGAAGCAGGCGTGAGAAAACGACAAGTCACGCAAATGTCACGCACATGAAAAAGGCCAATGCTGTGAACATTGGCCTAAGTCATTGAAATATATGGTCGGGACGGAGTGATTCGAACACTCGACCCCTAGCACCCCATGC